ATTTGCAAAATGTTTAGTGCATTGATCGTGAGCAAAACCAAACCAACATAATATAAATTCGTTTGGTGATTTTATTTTATTATTTAATTCTTTAATGCAATTATCATTAAATATTTTTACAGCTTCAGTTTCTACGCTCTGATTAAATCCTGAGGTTTTCCATTTGTTTAAATCTTTGTAACTTTTTTTTAAGATTTCGTCATTTGTCACAGTTATATGTTCTGTGCATTTGACTTGAGAATCTTCATGGCCATAGTGGTATACAGTATGACCACGTTTGGTCATTTCTTCACAAAATTTATAAACTTTTTGGGTAAAAGCGCAAAGTGACATTTCTTTTTTAGTAGCAGAATAAGGAACGCTTAAACAGTGGAAAACCATACATATATAGTGTAACATTTAATAACATATGTCAACTAAAAAAAGAAGGCAACCAAGGGAAACTATCAAAGAAGTTATAGAAGACAATACTTTCACAAAAGTTAAATTAAATATAAAAAAATTTAATTTAACAGCAAAACAAAAAAAATTAGTTGAATTAGCTTTTAATAGAGAGACGAAAATTATTTTTATAAATGGGGTGGCAGGGTCATCAAAAACATTTTTATCTGTATATTCTGCTTTGCATTTACTAAATGCAGATTCGAAATATGAAATAAAATATATTAGAACAATTGCAGAAGCTGCTGAGCGAGGTTTAGGTTCTTTGCCTGGAACGGTTGATGAAAAATTTAATCCTTTTATGATGCCTTTATATGACAAATTAGACGAATTACTTCCTGTGACACAATCTAAATATTTAGAAGATCAAGGTTATATAGAAGCTTTTCCTGTAAATTTTTTAAGAGGTGCAACTTGGAATGATAAAATTATTATAGCAGATGAAGCTCAGAATTACTCTACAAAAGAGCTTGTGACGCTCCTCACTCGCATAGGAGAAAATACTAAAATGTTTATATGTGGAGATTCTATGCAATCAGATATAGGCGCTAAATCTGGATTCGAGAAAGTCGTAAATTTATTCAAAAATGAAGAAAGCACGGATAAAGGTATACATTGTTTTGAATTCGAAGAGGAAGATATCGTAAGAAGTGAAATTTTGAAATACATAGTAAATGTATTTAAGAAATTAGATAAATAGTTAATTTTTTATATAATAATAAAATGAGTCAAGTATTTTGTACTAACTGTGGGTCCAGGCATTCTATTGGTGTAAAGTTTTGTTCTTCTTGTGGCAATCCTATGTCAAGTGTAGCGAGGCAAAATATCCCAAGCCCACCTATTAATTCTCAAACAAATCAGGAAGATGTTTCTGAGTTTAGAAGGCCTAATAGGTTGGCTTATGAAATCCAAAATAATCAAAACAGCATTTATAAAGGAGAAGAGCTTTTTAATTCTCAACCGATAGAAGAAGCAGACCGTTTAAAAAGAGATGTAAGTCAAGTAAAAAAAATCACTAAAGAAGAGTATCTTAAAGAGTCATTAAAGGAATGCGCTCCAAGGGGTATGCAAGATATTGATGAAACATAAAAAGAAAAAATTTGAAGAAATGTATGAAAAAATCGATGCTGTTATAAAAAAAAGAAAATCAAAGTGGCGTTTAAAAGCTATTACTTGGTTTGATTTCGAAGATATAGAACAAATAATAAAATTACACATTTATAAAAAATGGCATTTATGGGATCAATCAAGACCGATAGAGCCTTGGATAAACACCATAGCCACAAATCAAATAAGAAATATTATCAGAAATAATTATACTTCTTTTGCTAAACCTTGTTTGTCGTGCCCTTTTAATACAAGTAAAGGAATTGAAATTAGTTTTGATAACGCATGTGGCTTCACGCCGAGTCAAGTTCAATGCAATGAGTGTCGATTGTATGCTAAGTGGGAAAAATTAAAAAAACCCGCTTATGATATAAAGATGACATTAAGTTTAGAAAATCATAAAAATTATCATTTATCTTTTGAATCAGGAAAAGAATATAATTATTCTGAAATAGCAAATAAATTACATCTTGAAATGCAAAAAGTATTAACGGATAAACAATTTTTTATTTATAAAATGTTTTTTATTGACTGTATTTCAGACGAAGACGCTGCTACCATTTTAAGATTTAAGACGACGGAATCAGGTAGAAAAGCTGGATATAAACAAATAAAAAATTTAAAAAAGATGCTTTTTAATAAAGCTCAAAAAATATTAAAAGAAAAAGATTTATTTTCTGATATATAATATGTTAACTGAAGAACAAAAAGTTTTTATAAATAAGAAATTCGAAGAAGGCCTTAATGATTATATTGTTTTGGCTAATCTAGTTTTTAAAAAAGAGAATTTAACTGGAAGATCAAAAGAAGCTAGAGCAATCAGAGACTATTTAGTAGGTATAGGGCATCTGCAAAAACCCCAAAAAAAAGGTAAACGTATTTATGCCCCAGCTAAAGAAAATTTAGGAGATGCACAAAAAGAATTTATTGATCAAAATATACAGTCAGGCATGAGTCCTAAACAGATAACAGAATTACTTTTTAATGATAAGTTTCAATCTATTAGTAATTTAAATCTTTTTGCGACAGCGGAGTATAGGTCGGTTCATAAGTATGTTAAAGAAAAATACCCTCAATTTTTAGTTGATAATGAAAGCGGAGTAAACCAAAAATATTCTGTTCCAAGATCCATAAAAACTGTTTTAAATAAAGTTAATAAATGGTGTGGGCAATTTTTAAATGAAGATAAAATGTCTCTTCAGAATAGAAAGTGTCTAGAAAAATTATTAGTTTATTTGGGGAGTCCTAGGTTTGTAGCAAATTATGATTCTTATACAAGTTCAAATGACAAGGATTTGTTTGAAGCAGAATTTGTCAGATCTGTTTGGGATAAGCCTGATTTAACTATAGATGAAATAAATTTATATATAAATGTTTGCATGGATTATATAAATTTAAGGCAGATAGATATTAAGAAAAATAAAGTTAATGAAATGTTCAATGAAACCCAAGAGCAAAATGATTTAACTATTCGTTTAACAGAAATTCTAAAAACGATAAGTGAGGAATATAATCAGTGCGCCAAAAGGATAGATCAAAGTATTCAAAAATTAAACGGAGAAAGATCAAAAAGGGTAGAAAGATACAATCAAAAAAATGCTTCTATTATTAATTTGGTGGAATTATTTCAAGATGAAAAAGAAAGAAAAATGATGATTCAAATTGCTGATATGCAGAAGCAGGCTGTAGAGGCAGAAGCAGATAAATTAGAGAACATGTCTTCTTGGAAAGCAAGAATACTGGGAATATCTAAAGAGGACGCTATATGATTTGTAAAATCTGCGATGAATCTTTTAATAGTGACAGATCATTTCATTCTCATTTAAAAAAACATGGGATGTATCAAGCGGAATATTATTGTAAATATTATCCTAGATACTCATTGTATTATAAAAATCAAATTCCCTTTATAAACAAAAAAGATTATTTTTTAAAAGAGTTTATTGATCTTAATGAATTTTTGCTTTGGGAGAATAGTATATCTGCAGAATTAGCAAAAGCAAAATGTTTAGAGTTATTGAGAAAAAGAGTTGAAGAAAAAAAATATGAATATGCCCCTTTCCATAATGAATTAAAAACTACGAGTTTGCCCCCTATAGATATCTATAAAAAACATTTTAAATCTTATACAAAAGCATGTAAAAATATTGGATTAGAGCCTCTTTTTAACAAACCCTTACCTCCTGATTTTAGCGAAAAAAAAATTCCAGATTTTACAATGCTTGTTGATACCAGAGAGCAAGATCCGTTACCTTTTGCAAAAACAAAAAAAGAAAAGTTATATGTTGGGGATTATTTAATACAAAAAGATGGGTACACTTACACATACGTAGACAGAAAAAGTGAGACAGACTTTTTAGGAACTTTATCTGCAGGCGTAGAAAGATTCGAAAAAGAAATACATAAATCAGCAACTTTAAATGGTTATTTATTTGTGGTTATAGAGAGCACTATAGATAAAATAAAAAATAATCATAAAAGATTTAAGAAAAAAACTAGTCTTGAGTATGTTTTTCATAATATGAGAAATTTAACTCATAAATACCCTAGAAAAATTCAGTTTTTATTTACGGGAAGCCGTGATAAATCTTTAGAAATAATCCCAAAACTTCTCTACCATGGGGATTCTTTGTGGAATGTAGACCTTCAATATTACTTAGATTATGAGTTGGGAAGCAGGTAATCAAAAAGAAAGAAAAAAAGAATTTATAAGCAACGAAGAGTTGTTTAAAAAAGATGGATTCTTAGAAGAAAAAGAAGCTAAACTTTTATTTTATCAATTTTTAAGAAATAATGTTACTTTTGCTACTGATTTAATAACTGGGGTGCAGCTTTTTCCGTTTCAACACATGGCAATTAAAAGCATGTTAGAAAGTGATTATTTTTTGGGAGTTTGGTCCCGAGGGATGAGTAAAAGTTATACCACAGGTATTTTTGCCGTATTAGATGCGATTTTAAATCAAGGTGTTGAAATAGGAATTTTATCTAGATCTTTTAGGCAATCTAAAATGATTTTTAAAAAAATTGAAGATATAGCTGCTAAACCTGAAGCTTATTTATTAAAGCAGTGCATAACTCACACTTCGAGAACAAATGATGAATGGATTATGGAAATTGGTAAAAGCAGAATTAGAGCTCTACCTTTAGGGGATGGAGAAAAACTTCGTGGCTTTCGTTTCCATAGAATTATTATTGACGAGTTTTTGCTAATGCCTGAAAGAATTTATAATGAAGTTATTGTGCCTTTTTTGTCTGTTGTTCAAAATCCGACACAAAGAGAAGAACTTCATCAAGTTGAAAATAGATTGATCGAACAAGGAAAAATGAAAGAGGAAGATAAATATCAATGGCCTAATAATAAATTAATAGCTTTATCTTCTGCTTCTTTTAAATTTGAATATCTATATAAATTATACGAACAATATGAAAATTTAATTTTTAATCCTAAAAAAGGAGAAAAAACTAGAAGATGCATTATGCAGTTTAGTTATGATTGTGCTCCACTTCAGCTTTATGATCAAAACTTAATTAATCAAGCGAGATCAACAATGAGTGAGTCTCAATTTATGAGGGAGTTTGGAGCGCAGTTTACTGATGATAGTTCTGGTTATTTTAAGATTTCTAAAATGGCTTTATGTACTGTTCCTGATGGAGAATATCCTGCTGTAGAGGTAATTGGAAAAGCCGAGGATGAATATATAGTGGCAGTTGACCCTTCTTGGTCAGAGACGGAATCTTCGGATGATTTTGCAATACAAGTTTTAAAATTAAATCAAGAAAAACAAATTTCGACTTTAGTTCATTCATATGCTTTGTCTGGCAGTTCTTTGAAAGATCATATTAAATATTTTTTATATATATTAAAAAACTTTAATGTTGTTGCTGTTTGTATGGATTATAATGGTGGGGTTCAATTTATGAATTCTTGTAATGAAAGTGAGCTTTTTAAAAATGAAAATATTAATTTAAAACAAATAACAACAGAGTTTGAAAAGCCAGAAGATTATGCGCAAAACTTAGTAATGGCTAAGAATGAATATAATAAATCCGATTTTAAATATGTATTTTTAAGGAAACCAACATCTAGCTGGATCAGAATGGCAAATGAGTTATTGCAAGCTAATTTTGATCACAGAAGAATATTTTTTGCTAGTAGAGCAATTGATGAAAATTTTAGAGCTCAAACGAAGAAAAAAATAGGAATAGATAAGTTGAAGTTTTCTAACACAGCAGAATCTACAAAAGAAAGTGAAGAGGCTAAAATGATTGATTTTGTTGAACATTTAACAGATATGATAATGTTAACAAAAACAGAATGCGCTTTAATACAGATAACTACGACAGCTCAAGGCACTCAAAGTTTTGATCTTCCAGCTAACTTAAAAAGAAAAACTGGTCCAGATAAACCAAGAAAAGATAGTTATTCTGCTTTGGTTTTGGGGAATTGGTTGGCTAAAATATATAATGATATGCAACAGGCTAAAGCAGAAAACGTAACAGAAACTTTCACTCCTTTGTTTATAGCATGAAGGATTTTATTAATGATTTAAAAAAGCAATCTTTTGGGCCTTCTAGAATTCTTTTTATTAAAAAAGCTTTTGATTATTTAATATCTTTAAATCGTCCTGTTAATATATTGGAAACCGGTTGCCATCATTATTACGATGAACCAGGATTTACAGGCTCTTTTGCTTACTTAATAAAAAATTATACGAAAGGCAATTTACTATCTATAGATATAAGCTTTGATTCTATAAGGGCTAGTAAAAATCTAAATAAAAATTTTATTGATGTGATAGATTACGTTTGTGGTGATAGCGTTTCAGTTATTAATTCTTTATCAGATGAATTTGTGAGATGTGTAGATTTATTTATTTTAGATTCTTATGATTTGGATTACGAAAACCAACATCCATCAGCCAATCATCATTTAAAAGAACTTTTATCTTTTTTTCATAGAATGAATCCTCATGCGTGGATTGCTATAGATGATAATTTTTTACCAGGAACTTGGATAGAGTGGAAAAAAAATAATAAAATATTCCGTTTTGAGACAAATGAAAAAATTGTAGGCAAAGGATCTTATTGTGATTCATATCTAAAAAACTGCGATTTTCAAAGAGATGAAACAGTTGTAATACCTGGAGAAAGAAATATTTTTTTATATTTTAAAAGTTAAAAGTCACTTTAGAAGTAACTTTGTGTAAGTATTATATATAGACATGGCCCGTAAATATACAAAAAAATCAGATTATTGGAATAAGTTTTCTCAAAGCACTAATGAAGAAAAAAATCCTTCTTTAGACAAAATGCTTTCATCTTCGGAGCCTCAAATCATAGGAGACCCTTTCTATGATTTTGATGCTAAGGCGAATTACCAAAGAAATGGAGGAGGGACAAGTACAAATACAAGAAGGAATCTTGCATACGTTGGGCCAAAAATTTACAAATATGCTAATATTAGAGAGGGTTTATTGCCGTTTGAATTATCTGTTAATGGATACAATGTTAGAGATTGTATCGAATTATGTCAAAAAGCTTATGCAAATGTAGCAATCTTTAGAAATGCTGTTGACATCATGTCAGAGTTTTCTAATGCAGAAATAAATTTAGAAGGAGGAAGCGCTAAGGCTAGACAATTTTTTAGTCAGTGGATGAAATATATTCAAATATGGAAAGTAAAAGATCAATACTTCCGTGAATATTACAGAAGCGGAAATGTGTTTTTTTATAAGATAAATGCGAAATTTACATTGGATGATTTTCAATCAATTATAAAAACTTATGCTAATGCAGATGGGATGTCTTATGATAATGTAGAAAAGATTTATAATTATCCCACCCCCTATAATGTGAAAAATTCTGTTCCTGTGCAATATACACTTCTAAATCCGTATTACGTAGTTGCAACTAGAACAAGTTCTTGGAAACAAGTTGTCTATGAAAAAATTCTTTCTGAATATGAGTTAGAAAGATTACAAAATCCTAAAAATCATCATGATCAAATTGTATTTGATAATTTGGATGAAGAAACTAAGGGTAAAATCAAAAATGGTCAGTGGGCTCAAGATGGTTTAAAAATACAGTTAAATCCAACAGACGTTATTTATTCTTTTTATAAAAAACAAGATTACGAACCGTTTGCTGTGCCGTTTGGATTCCCTGTGCTTGATGATATTAATTTTAAATTAGAAATGAAAAAAATTGATCAAGCGATTTGTAGAACTATTGAAAATGTAATTTTATTAATAACTTTAGGTGCAGAGCCTTCCAAAGGAGGTATAAACCATAAAAACATCAAAGCAATGCAATCTTTACTTGGGAATCAGTCTGTGGGTCGCGTCCTCGTTGCTGATTACACAACTAAAGCTGACTTCATTATTCCTGATATGAATAAAGTATTAGGGTATGAAAAATATAAAATTGTCAATGAAGATATTAAAGAAGGTTTACAGAATATTTTAATCGGTTCAGAAAAATTTGCTAATACAACAATAAAAGCGCAGGTGTTTTTTGAAAGATTAAGGGAAGCTAGAAATGCTTTTTTAAATGACTTTCTTCAGCCAGAAATGGAATTAATATTTAAAAACTTAGGTTTTAAAGGTCGTTGCCCTATAGCTAAGTTTGAAGAAGTTTCTATAAAAGATGAAACGCAGTTTAATAGAGTTGTTACTAGAATGATGGAACTAGGTATCTTGCCTCCTGAAGAAGGTATTAGAGTAATTGAAACAGGCATATATCCTAGTGGGGAAGAATTAGCAGCTGCTCAAGAAAAATTTGTAGAACAAAGGAAAAAAGGATTTTATAATCCAATAGTAGGCGGCGTTCCTTCTGTATCTCCTCCAGCTCCAAATTTTGGGAATAAAAATGAACCTGTAGAAAAAACTGATGTTGTTCCTCCTCAAAAGGTAAATGTCCCTAATGAAAGAGGTCGTCCTGTTGGAACCACAAAGGCTTCGGTTTATTCAAGAGAATCTATAGTTCAAGTTTTTGATTTAACTAAAAA